GACTGTATTCGTGCCTCAATTGCTTCCTTTTGGAATTGCTCATGTAGAGATTTTAATTCTTTCATATTACGTTTAATAGTAACCGCATCAAACCAATCTCCTCCTTCCCTTAGTGTGTATTCTTGTGCTGCATCAGCGATACCACCCAAAGTTTCTGCGATAGTTCTGATATCAGATTTTCTATCCATCTGTTCTCTAAATTGACCAAATGTAGAAATTATTTCCAAAAAGTGCTTTTTCATTTCGGTTGGAAGCTGTTTAACTTCTTCAGCTTCCCTTAACAGGTCTTTTAATCTTAGCATGGTTATCTCTTTATATTTTCACCTAAATTAGCTACCATAGCGGATACTATCTTATTTGTAATTTTGTAATTATTATCATTGAAAGCCTTCAAAATTGCATGATATATATTATTACCGCCCTTTACCCTTTTTCTATCTATCTTTAGTTGTTTACCATTGTTTAATGTTACTAAAATATAGTGTGGGTTTACATATTCATCCCAATCTTTGTAGATAGATGCTTCTTCGTTTACTACTTTCATATTAATTTATTTCAATTATAATTTCTCTCATCAAGTCTTGTGCTTTACACCATTTACCACATTCTTCTGCTATCTTAGCCCATTGCTTTGATTCTTGTAAAGGCGCCATAAATGCCCCATGTGTAGATGGATTTGAAACGAAATCCCAACCCACTAATTGAAAATCTTCTTGAACCATTACAGTTCCATCAGAAAGTTCTTTTACCGATCCTATTCCCCTTGATGATATACCAAGTCTGATATTATTTTTTAATAATTCTTTTAGGATATTACCAGATGGTGTGGATAATACCTCTACAACTCCCACTACATCATCTCCATCCCAACTGATTTCCCTAATATTGTGGGAAACATTTTTAAGGTTAATAATAGGAGAATCCGGATGGTCTAATTCACCCAATGCTCTCCTTTCCTTAATAAGTTGTTCATAGTTTTTACACTCTCTTTCCAATATTGATTTGGGATATCTTCTATTATTTTGATTTGCGGCACCGGCTCTTTGCAGTATACCATTTACTAAATAAGTTCCGTTATCTTGTTGAATCAACTTAGCCTCAAATAAATGAGTTTCTATTAATAATTTTTTATTCATTTATTTTATATCTTTATAATGTGTAGTATAGCGCTTCATATTTAATTAAACTTTGAATTGCTATGTTATGGGGTCTTTAATCCCGTATGCTTTGTGAATACCGATTTTAAGTTATCACCGGATATATTCTTTACAGGTGCTACCTTAACATCCTCTCCATCAGTTTTAATAAAGTTAATTGTATATTTATCTGGAGATGTTTCGGTAATCCAAACATTATTAATTCCGTTTTTTCCTGGGGTTTTAAAATGAAATTTAGCCGTTTTTTCTGCTACATTTCCTGACATAGAGTATGCTCCACTTGTTGCAAGAAATCGTTTTCCTCCTAACAATGCCAATACATCATTTGAAGACCACTCATTAATTCGGGTTTTAATTGATTTGTTTACCGATTCCGAATGAACTACTCTAGCCTTCATTTTTTTAAATAACATATCCATCAATTCCTTATTACCTGTCATTCTATGAGCCCTACCACTCATTCCATCAAATGTTTCACTAACTCTATCGAATTCAATATCCCCATGTGGTGTCTTCAATACGAAATCACCCATACCAACATGAACAAGGTCTGAAAGTGGTATTTTACCTTTGCAGTCGTTTACGAAATTGCTATCTACATAATTCACTCCACGTTTTTTCCAAATAGAATGTGTGAACAATGTCCGAAATGCGGCTTCGTTTACTGATTTACCGTATCCTCTTATTATGCCTTCCAACAAACCAATGGCTATATCGTTAACATTTCTTTCTGCGCCAGCTGCGTATTTTTTATTTACAATTGCAATAGTGTTACCGGATACTTTAATTCTATACATTGGTATCATTGAAGTTGAGAAATCATATTTGATACCAGCTTTCTTCAATTCAGCGCCCACCCCCATAAAAGATGTTGCGTTTTTAACCGCTGCTTCAACTTTATCTAAATCAGTATCGTATTTTCCTTCGTTTACTGATTTGCCGTATCCTCGTAATTTGGATTCCGATTTTGCTTTGTAAGAATCATCTACATCGTTGAAAAATTTCTTCTTTTCATCATCAGACATATCGGGTATTGACTTTCCGGTTTTGGCCAACATCTTTTTAAATAGTTGTTCGTAGTCCTGCTCCTCCCTTACAACTGTTTTTATAAATTCTTTTAATTGTGATAGTTTCATATTATTCTGATATTTTTCTGAGTTTTCTTTCTAAATTTAATAATCTCTCTTTTATTGAATAAATATGGGAATTTGTTCTTTTCCATAAATCTTCATTTCCCAATCCATTTTCCGATTTTAATTTACCATACCAACCTAAAAACTTTTCAATTTCTGCAAGTTGTTTATTTATGTTGGATATTCCTTTATTTACTTTAGTGGTTGCCGGCGAATCTTCATTCTTAATATCCATCCAACGATTTTCATTCAATTTCCCCTCTAGTAAATCTTTAGTAAGATCTGGGTATTTCTTTTTAAGATTTTTATGAACATCTCTCCAACCAAACATATAGGACATAGCCATTCTATTTTGTATTTTTCTTAGCAATGATTTTTTATCATCCCCACTAATGTTTTGCTGAGATGTGAATTTATCAAATGCTTCTACAAAAGATTGGAGCGGCGGCATATCACCACTTAAAATACGAAATAATTTATATGATGCTTCGCCTGTTTTATCTGACAATATTATTCCAATGAATTCCTTATTGAATTTATCATTTTTTTGTAATTCCTTTAAGAATTTAATATACGGCTCCGGTGCTACAATATTTTTGATATCATGATATGTTAGAATTGCACCATCGATAACTCTATCTACTAACGTACGAGCGACTACCTTTACAACTGCGGCTCCACCGGCGGCAAGTATTCCAACTAAACCTTTAATCAATAATGGAGTAATTTCCGATTCGTTTAGGTTTTCATTTACTGATTCGTTTTTGGAGTTAACCAACTTTGGTATAATAGTATCATATGTAGATTTATGATGTGGGTTTGTATAGTATAAATGTCCATTTGAATACTGCCATAACGCTTGATTATCCTTTCCACTTTTATCACTAAATCCCCATACGTTGTTTCCAACTACTTTAACATCATCTCCGTTTTTCTTAGTCAATTTTATTAATTCTTGAACAACTGAAGATGGTGTATTTTTAAATCGGTTTTGAAAAATATCTTTACTCTTAAACCAATTATAAGGGTCTAGCAATCTTTTCCAACTTTGATCTTCGTTTACTGATTCATCTAATTCATCCACCAATGTTCCACCACTTACTCTAGCTAATTTATTGTTTTTATTTTTAGTTTGGTTTGGTTTTGAAAATGCATATGGTGTTGCGTAACCATCTGCACTCGCAGTTGTGCTGGCCTCATCTACTTGTAATTCGGCATCCTTATACATACTACTAACCTTACCATCCATCTCATCTGATAACTTTTTCTTTTTATCGTTTAGGAGTTTTAGTTTACTAACGATTTGTTTTTCTTTATCAGTTCCTTTATTATCTTTATATGCTGATAATGTTTTTTTAATATCATCGATTACTGAAAAATACTCCTTTTGGATAATTCCAATTGAACGTAATTCTGATAATATCATTTCTTTTATATTGTCAGGAAGTCCTTTATGCGGAGTTGATGCGAAATCTTTAGCATCTTGTTTGGATATAGATTTAGCTACAGTTTTAACATCTTTAGATGGCGTTTCCATATCACCCTTTTGGGTAGCATGAACCATTCCCATAAATCGTTGTTGTGCTTTTGATACAGCTGGCATTTTTTCGTATTTTTTAATTAAGATAATAGTCCAAATGAACCACTTGATACTTTAATTGAGATTGGATAGCAAGGATATATTTGTCCCGTAATCATATGTGATCCTGCTAATGAACCTCCTCCGCTCAATGCAATAGTGGCTGTGGAATTATCATGTTCTTTCATTACTCCCCACACTCTATCTAATGTATTTCCAGATGAACCCGTAATAGGTGTTCCAACTACATTGTTAATCGTATAGGTAGCACTGCCAGATGATATTACATCGTATTGGGATATTCTGTAATTCGTCATTTTATTTATTTAAAGTATTTTTTAATTCTTTCAGTAATTCATAACTCATCATCAAAGCCGATAAATGCGATTCTCTTAATTTCTTAACGGATTTTATTTTCTTAATATTAGAAATAGTTTCCGCTAGTTTTATTTTTGTAACTTTATCCGTAATATCAACTCCAATTTGCTTCAAACCTTCGGATAAAGTATTTACTTCCGTATCAACATACTCTTTTAATTTTCCTGTATTATTGATATTGTTAATATACTCTTTGAGTAATTTTCTCTGTCCTATGGATAAATTGCTATATTTTTTATTAAAATTCTCTACTAACAATTTATAAGATAGTATTCTAATTGATTCATCTTGATTTCTATATTCATCCAATACCCTATCGTTTGGTAGTTTATCTTTGGTTTGAATTGATGAATTTGTTATATTTTCAATAATAGTGAACTTGGAGTTAAAAATATCCTTTGGCTCATATGATTCCGTTGATATAGTAGCCTCAAATAATTTATATATGGATGCCAGTGATTTATAATTTGAAATAGATGATTTTGTAAACTCATCCAAATTATATGATTCCTTTATCCGCTTAATCAAATTATATTTTTCTTTCGTAATCTTTTGTTCGTCAAGTCTTTTACGGGCTTCGCATATCGTATCAACAAACTTCTCAGCTTTAGATTCTGAATTATACTTCTCTTTCGTTAAATATTGATACAATTTCAATTCTTTAGATAATTCTTTCTTGGGTGAAAAGAATTCTTTCAATATTTTTTCAGCAACTGAGTTGCTTTTTCCAGACATGATTTCCGATGTAATCTGTCTTACCAGCAATTCAAAAATGAATCCTGTATTTTTAAACTTAGAATGTTTAATATTTTTCATCAATTGCTATAATTTCTTTTTTATTTTTATATAAATATACAATTATTTAAGAATATTAAAATTTATCAATATCTTCCGATAATATAGTCTTTTTATTACCATCCATATCCTTAAATACCTCTAAATAAGAATGTTTTCTCGGTTTATATTTCACATTCGTATCCTTCTGTTTATTTGTTTTTATTCCAAACGGATCTCTTCCTAATGGATGATCATCTTTTCCATATCTAACCGGATCTTTAGGTCTACCAGCCCTACCTTCCTGATCTAATTCATTTTTAATTTTTTGAATTTCTTCTTCAACATCGGTTGGTCCTTCGGTTCCTGTTTCTTTTGCCGGGTCAACACCTTGTGTTTCTATTGATGCTAAACGGAATGCCTGTTTGGTATCATCCAATATAGCAAGTGTTTGAGCATCCTGTTCATCTTGTGCCATTCCCATAATAGATTCATACATCCATTGTTTTGAAAACATTTTCGTTTCCTGCATCGACTGTATCAATTGCATTTTGGATGTATACAGTTCTACTTTTTCTTGCTCATATATTTTAGATGGTGCGGTTAATTCGAGAGTAAAATCAACTAATGCATCATCCTCTATTCCCTGTGCATATAAGTGAACTATTGCTATTTTCGTTAGTTCCGAAATTAATACTCTCTGAATACGTTCAACTGTTTTTGCGAAACGGATGTCTTGTGCTGCTAACGTAGCCTTTCCACTAACATCTTCCTCGTATCCTAAAAATGCTTTTGGAATTTTGAGGGATGCCATTAACTTACCCTTTAAGTAATTTAAATCCCCCGTCATATCATATTCCATGCCAGGCAATGGTTCTATTGAAGTTCCATTATCACTACCACGTACTGGCAAATAATAATCTTCAATGAGATTTTGCATATTATATTTTAAATTATAATCCCCCGTTCTATCATCGATAAATGGAACTTTTTTTGAAGAATTAATAATTTTTTGCATATAGTTATCCACTTCGTTTGGTGGTATATTACCAACATCGATTTTAAATATTCTTTTTTCAGGTGCACGCATCACTCTGTGAATTAACATCGCATCCTCCATAAGCGATAACTGCTTCCAAACACGTCTAGCTCCTTCAATCATCGATTTACCATACGGTAAAAAATTTGAATCA